GCAGGGTAAAGTCGTTTAGATTGCAAAACAATCGACTGACTTTTTCCACCGAAGATGAAGAATCGACTTATAGTCGATGTTGGTACCTTAGTACCCATAACTCTAGACCGACGAGTTAATCTACGTCTTTTTCGTCCTCGAATCGCTCGGTACGCTCCATACGCACCAATGGCAAGACCCGCTGCACCAAGTCCATAGGTAAGCGCTCTAGCTCTACGAGCAGCCACAAAGCTACGAGCAGCAACCCTAGTTGCGCGACCAGCAAAGCGTCGCTTTCGGTAAACATTAATGGGACTGTATCTGTACCCGGAGCGCAAAGTCGGCATAATCAAAACTTGCCGCCGACGTACAAGAAAGTCCGCGAAAAGATAGTCCGCGGACTAAAAAACGAGAATGTGGCGACGCGCATCGCCGGATTCCTGTCACAGGGTTGGTCTAGTATTACCCAACCCTGTTTGTGACGGTAACATAAAATGACCTCGCGTCGTTTTTGCTTTACCATCAACAACTACAACGACGATGTCCAAGAGCATATTGCCATTGCAGCCCACCACCCCGATGTTGCCTACTTGGTCTACGGACGCGAACTGGGAGAGCAAGGGACTCCACACCTTCAAGGGTTTGTGGTCTGCCGTTCCCCTGTTCGATTTGAATTCATCGCTCAACTCTTATGGGCAGACACGCGTCCGCACGTTGAAGTGGCCCGTGGTACGAGCCAAGAAGCAGCCGACTATTGTAAGAAAGACGGTGACTTTGAAGAGTACGGATCGTTACCCACCCCCCAAGGCAAAACCAACCGCTTCGACGAATTCCACGCTTGGGTCCTCGACCAACCTGAGAAGCCTACCGCCCGATTGGTTGCCCAGCATTTCCCAGGCATCTTTCTCCAGTACCCACGCACCATGGAGTGGGTCGACCTCGTGTATCCGGTCGTACGCGATGTCCCCGGTGAGTTCCGCCCATGTCAGCTGGTCCTCTCACAGAGACTGCTCCAACCCCCCGACCCTCGAAAGATCATCTTCATTGTCGACGAAGTCGGAAATGTCGGAAAGTCATGGTTCGTTCGAAAATTCCTATTCTTGCATGAGCCTCTCACTCAAGTCCTTTCTGTCGGAAAAAGAGACGATCTCGCCCACGCCATCGATTCTTCCCGACGAATATTCTTATTTGACCTTCCCCGAGCTTCTGCAGAGTTCCTACAGTACACAGTCTTGGAACAACTCAAAGACGGAATCATCTTCAGTCCCAAATATAATTCGCGTACCAAACAACTCGATCATGGGACCCCCCACGTTGTAGTGTTCATGAATGAACAACCTGATCGTACGAAGTTAAGTAGAGATCGTTATGAAGTAATTAATTGGGTAACAATTTAACGCTACGATCTCCCCCGCCCCCGGCGGGCTGGGGTGCCTCGCCCCCCGGGCGAAACATCCGCCTACCATAGTGGGGTTAGGAATGGTTTTTTTCAATTTACAAATCCTTTGTATATCCAACACAGTTGATAAGGCATTCAAGGCCATCCGTGCCACCGCCACCTTCGCCAACGTCATCTAGACGGTCGAACAGCGTATCGTACCAAATCATTACTCTGATTGGTTGTCTCACAGCTGCATCACTAGGCCGTTCGTACGCCATCCGTTTGTTGACCGGGAAATACTTATCCACCTTGCAGTAACCAACTCTGTGTGAGTTATTGTCAGACCCCAAAGCCGAAGCGGGGAAAGCTGACGTCATACGCCACTTCTTATACGAAATGATATTGAATTTGTCCTTATTGACGGGCATACAATTCTGCTCGGCATTCCAAGCCGGATTAGCTGCAACAATGGTGCCATCTTGCAACGTATACGCAATGCGGTTCTCAAAATTTACGTGTCGCTCAGCGACCGCAGCGTTTGAATTAACGAAAAAGTCTTTGCCAACGTCACCAATGGCATCAAAGCTAACGCTGATAGGATCAGTGTCCTTCAACTGAAAAATCATCATGTGAACTTCAATTGGTGCTTGAAGAAGATTTCTGAACAAAGCGCATACTTTAAAACCCTTCAACAGATACTGAAGCTTAGACGCCGTGTGAAGGTCGTCGTCAGCTGAAGGGCCCGGTTCTTTAACCATAGGAAGCAGTGCAGGGTAAAGTCGTTTAGATTGCAAAACAATCGACTGACTTTTTCCACCGAAGATGAAGAATCGACTTATAGTCGATGTTGGTACCTTAGTACCCATAACTCTAGACCGACGAGTTAATC